CCTCAGTTGCTATTCCAGAAAATAGAAGATCGGTTTTTGCCTTAATGGCGGGAACATTGGTGTCAAGTTGCGTTGCTATGTCAGCGGGAATCAAGTCCGTCTTGGCCTTTACCGCCGGAATATTCGTATCTAACTGAGTGGCAATATCGGCAGGAATGAGATCAGTTTTTGCTATAATTGAATCTATTAGAGCCTTGAGAGCGGAAAGACCATAGGTGCTGTTTTGTATTGCTGCAAGAATAGTGGTTAAGTCCGTATTGGTAATGTAGACCTTTCCATCTGCATCCACCTTGACCTTTACCCAATTGGTACCGTCAAAACCGTAAATTGCTCGAGCCGGCAGGCCTTTTTCACTCATCTTGTCGTCAACACTCCTAAACTTGAAACGGCGACCTTCCTATATTCGGTGCCGTCATGGGCACGAATGGCCCATTTACTCAGTGCTTTCTCCGTCATTCTTCTTCGTCTCCTTTAGAGAATCCCTTAGGATCCTATCGAAATCATTCAGACTATTCTCCTTGTAAGCATTGATTCTCCTCAGTTCCTCCGGTGATAGAACCGCCGTCTTCCTCGTCCTTCTCTGGGAATGCTCTATCGCCCGTTTGATCAATTCCTCGTAAGATGAGTCCAGCGTCCCCTTCGCCTTAATGAGGGCCTCGTGTATGACCTTCTCCTTGTTCTCCCCTTTGCCGACTTCTTCCTGCGCCCATTTGATTATCAGTTTGAACGCCTTGAATAGTGTTTCCTCCGCCATTACAACCCCGAATGGTGCCCGTGCCTGAACTAGACTTTTCTGCTCAAGCCCCGGTGGACTTGGTTCTATAGCTTCCAACATTTCCCCAGATGCGGTTGAGGACATAGGTTCTTCAGGGACCTCTAGGGTCTTGGGCCTGACCTGTTCGAATCGCATCCTCAGGTTGTCAAATTTCTCGGCTAAACTCTCTTGACCGATATTGTCTAAGTAGGTCGAAAGTTCAATCAATATTTCCGGTTCGAATGCTCTTCGGAATCCTAGGACTATCTTCTTCTTCCCAGCCTTGAAGTCCTTTCTATTGAAACCTTTCTTCCCCTCTAATTTCTCTTCCACGTAGTCCAAGGCGACGTCAAGCAGATTAGCCACGGCATAGTTGAGGTTAACTGCTGAAGTCCTAGTCTCAGCGACTTCATGCATGTTCATCATTACGTAGACTTCATCCTTGTCGTTGTTGAGGGCATAGACTCTATCGAAGATCCTGATCTGGCTCATCGAGTACCAAGAGATTGGAAGTCTGACGGCATATTCGGTTGGCTTACGAAGTTCTAATCTTTCTCCACCTGTACGGGTTGGTTCTCCACCCTGCCAAAATTCAGGTTTGCCTTCCATAGAACGAGGAGCTTCACCCGCCCTAGAAGGTTCTTGAACCTTAGGTATATTTGCTCTTCCGGTGACGATCAATTCTCTTCCAGGTCCTAAGCTTACATCGAACCCAGCCTGAGCCCAAGTCATAGCGGTAGCAGCCTTAGTGTGTTCGGTCTGAGAGTCCCTTAATTGGTCCCTTCCCTCTATCGGATTGAAGATGAACAACCAGTCGGTTATCCCGAACTTGGGGAGTAGGTCGTCGTTAAATAGATCCGCAAATCCAGCTTGGTGCTCCTGAGTCGTCCTGTTCTGGACGTCAATCTTGAGTTTTATCCCTCCTCCCGCTACGTCCGTCGTGCTAACGAATTCAGGTGTAACCCCATATATTCCGGCAATTGCTTCCATGTAGAGCCTGTAGAATTCGATCGACTGCATCGCCTTCATGTCTTCCATGATAGGAATCCTAATCGGTTGCTGGTCCTTCTTGAGGCCGAGCATTAGGGTCCTTATCTTCTTAGAAGACTTGTACCTTCCACTCTGGATGTCTTTAGCGTCAAGGGCCTTGATTTCCTCTTCTATGGCCTTCTTCTTCTCGTCGACTTCTAACTGGTCCTCTCCCGGAAATCCTATGATGCTTCCAACCTTTCCAGTGCTGTAGACTTCCCAATTATAGTCGTCCATGGCTAAGACCGTTTGAACTAGCTTCCATACGCTTACGATCTTAGAATTTCCAAAGAGGGCAGGTGCTACTCTGGAACTGGACCCGTGAATGAGTTCGTTCTTGGTGAACCTTGCCGTCACCATTCCGCCTATTTCCTGAACGTAAGCCGTCTGTTCCATTACTTCCCCGCAGAGAGGACAGATTATAGCCTTTTGTCGGTCTGCCAGACTCATGTCTTGTCTGATAGCAACTACCGGCTGATCCCCAGGCTGTTTATCATAACATTCTGAACAGAACCATTCGTAACCGCCTAGGTGTCCGAATTCGTCTGCCACTGGGAAGATGAACCTTGCATCCTCGACAAAGATTTCTTTAGGGACCTTCTCGTAGACTACCTTCTTCTCCTGAACGACTACCTTGCCGCCTTCAGTCTTTGGAACACGCCTGAAGGACATGCCCCAGTACCAATCGTCTAAGGACAAGTCGTAGAATATAGATGACTTAACAAAGTCATCGAAATGGTAGTCCCCATTCGGTCTCTTAAGAAGACGTTCTAGAATCCTAGCCTGATCTTCAGATGGCTGTCTTAATTCAGCACCACACCCATTAGCCTCGCACTTCGGTTTTTCTCCTTCCTTCAATTGATTCTCATTCGGGGTGTGGTCATACGTCTTGCCACATTTGTCACACTTCCACTTAAAGGCTGGCTTGATCGTCCAACGGTTCCTTATGCATTCCTGAATGATCGCCCGGAATGCCCGTCTGAGCGGCCATGAAGTAGTGGCTACCTCAAATAGATTGATGTAATCATAAACAGGGTATCTGATCTGAGGTTCTGGTTCAAAGACAAAAGTTGGCTGGACTGGAGTGGTCTTCTCCAGCTTTACACCGACTAATCTTCCTAGAACCGCTAATGCCTTCTCCCTCCTAGAAAAAGAGGGTGTCTTCGGCTGGTTCTTCGCTATTTTTGCTCTTGGCATCTAATCACTTCGGGTTAAAAGGTCTTGGCTGCTCATCATCGTCGTCAGTCTTATCATCTGCCTCTCCCGCCTCTTCTTCTAGAGTATCCTTGCAAGAGACGCAGTACCAACGTTGAACATGGGCTTCTCCACCCGTAGGCAATTCGTCTAGAATGCCGACTGGAAAGAGGACGTCAGTCTTTTCCCCGCATGAGTCGCACTTTCCATTCAGCAAGCCCATTGCTATTTCTCCCTCTTGTCCTGCTCTGGAGAACCGCCGAATTTGGCTAGTAATAGCTTCTCTTGTTCCTTCTTGAAGTCTTCCATCTTCTTCTTACAGGTCTCAAACGTCTCGTTCTTGTCGTATATGTACTGGAAGAAATGGTTGTCCAAGAATTCATAGATTCTAGTTATGGGGACAAAGAACCCCATGTGGGTTATAGGATCAGCACTGAAGCCGGACATGGAGATGCTTATGCGGGCAGGCATGCCTAGGAATTCATACTTGTCTCTTTCCTCGCTATACCTGAATAGGGATCCTCCGGAATTGCCGAAAATGATCTGGGCGCTGCTCATCCAGTACTCAACACCATTCTCGAGGATTTCGTTCATGAAGTTAATGATGCCTTTAGTAGCTATAGGTTCGTGCGCTAATGCCGCACCGCATGCCCATACCTCGTCAAAGACATGAACTTCATCTTCCCGATTCTTCGGGAATAAGGTTGCTACAGGTTGGGTCTTAGACGTCTTTTTGAATTCTAAGAGAGCAATGTCACCATCTTCGTCATAAGCGACTATATCAGCCTTGCAGGATCCAGCTATGCCCATACATCTGGACATTTTCTCGTAATAGAAGAATTCTATCTCTACCGGTATTCTAATCTCCTTCTTGATGTCATATCCGACCCTATGATCGAATTTCTTCTCGATCTTGATGTTGTCGGCAATGACGTGATGGCAGGTCAAGACGTAAGAGACGAATTCCCCTTTAGCGTTCACTTCAGAATAGACGATGGTCCCTGATCCCCAAGCCTTCTCTGTGTGTATCCGGACTGTCGGCCATAAAATTTCTGCGTGCTGCTTCGCTCTTTCCTCTTCACTATAACGAATAGGAGGCACATTAATCACCTAAGAAGATAGAGCGGTCGGAAATATTTAAACTTGAACTAGCTATAAAAAATAGTTTACCGACCCGATTGCTTATCCCGTGAACGTAGGGACAGTATCACACGCTCCCAGTCTTTGTTCAAAGACCTTTCCACAAGAGTAGCGCCCTATCTCCGCGACAATGTGGTTTGTCACGGTAAGGTTCGGTATCGGCATTAGATATAAGCGCTGATCTTCTATTTAAATGTTTTTAATGAAGTAGGCCATAAGATGGATAACCATATTAAAAAATGAAAAGAATAAATAAGAAAGTAAAACCGGGCGAGAGTAAATATTACTCTTTATCTTCCGCCATTTCGTACTTAACCCATTCATTAGACTTCTTCTTACAGAATTCTTTATCGGTCTCTTCAGATTCTTCTTTGACGATAGTGTGTAATCTTTCTCGCTTCTTTCTTAGGCATTCCTTTATTCTCTTAGCCCCGCTGCCCCAACCTACTCTAATATGTCTGCTGAGTTCATAAATCCCTATTCCGAATGCGACGAGATGAATAAGATTAGCAAAAACTATTTCATTAATCATCCTCATTCACCTCCCTTAAAATTCAACATAAGAAACGCCGGGGTGGAACGCTTTTTCCTTCAATGCATATACAGCCATCGCTAAACTGCACGGGTAGTCGTCGTGTCTTCCTTTGATATGAGGGGCTGAAAGTTTGAGACTGAATCCTGTATACTTCCTTTCTAGATCCAACATCTGCTCGATGAATTTGGCCTTGTTCTTCTTCTGGTCATCTGCAACCGTCTTAGGATAGAAGATTCTCTTATGAGCGAATTCCCGGTCCATCGCCTTAAAAACCTCATCATTCCCCGATGCAGATGGATAATAAGAATCTAGTCTAGCCCACGGCCACAGTCTTTTCTTCAACATGTCATAAACGGGACGACCTAGACCGGCAATGTCTACCAACCCGTACCTGAGAGGGTCATACTGCTTCAACCACTCGACTATCGTCGGGACCTGATGAGTCTCAAAATCTAGACCTTCCAATTCTAACCAGCCCAATATGTGGATAGACGCCCCGTCTAGTTCTATGACTGTAACGACGGTTGAGTCGCCTGCTCTAGCCGGATCCACAGCAAAGAACCTTAACCTCTCCTTGAGACCTTGGTACTCCTGCTCGAGAACGGCTAGGGTATCCCAAGCGACGAACTTAAGAGCTACTCCTACCCATTCTAGACCGTACTGGGTCTTGAATTCTATTGAGTCTTCCCCTAGTTTATCCCTTTCCCTCTTTACATAACGGGAGTATGCGGGACAGACTTTAGCCGCTTCTTTCCAGTCTATCATCTCTACGAAGTCGGAAGTGGACTTGTTCAGTTTAGGATCCTTATTCCACTTCTCAATAGCCTCCCTGAAGTATTCATTCCTAAAGTAGGGTGAGGTTGTCCCGGTCATTATTCTTACTCCTCCCTTCGCTGCTCCCATAGGAAATATGTCTGTCTTAAGTTTGAGGGCGTCAACAATTTCAGACTGTTCAATTACCAAGAGGTTAAAGGTTTCACCAATGATCGAGGCTGATTCTCCAGCGGATAGAGACCTTATGGTTAATTCCTTGTTGTTGACCAGATTCAGAAGGGTAAAGGTTGCAGCGGTATATCCTTCTCCGGCAGTTTGAATTATATGGGCGTCCCTTTCCAGCCAATGTTTAATCATCTTGTACTTCTGTCGAAGCCTATTCCTCGTGACGTGAGTGATCATGCTTTCAACCGGGGCGAAGAGGCCACAACCGAAATCTTCTCCTAGGAATAGGTTATGGAAGGTCCCTAAGACTAAACTCGTGAAGGCGACGGTTTCAGTCTTCCCACTTTGTCTGGACCAGAGGCTGCTGATTTCATTCCCAATTATCCCTTCTGAAATGACATATTCTATCATCTTGTCAGAGAGAGGTAATTGATAGGGTCTAAGAGTAGATTTGATCCTGAGACTTAAAATTTCTCTCCAGTCCTTACAACAGTCCGTAACATCAAAAATATGCTTGGCATTCCCAAGCTTAATCCTGATCGCTTCTATTTCGTTCAATCCTTCCAGATCCTTTCAATGAGATAGTGAAGACCGGTATGAATGAAAATGCAGGCGGGAGTAGTGATGGTAGGTATTACAATTGAGCCTGTAACCAAATAGACAATAAGGAATTCAGACCCAATAGATAGGATCCTATATGATAGGATTCTCTTGGACCTCTGTTTCAAAACCTGATTCCTTCTCTTCATCTGGAGGTAAAGTGTCTACGGCTTTTCTCAACCACGGAGACCAACCTTTCCTATTCATGGCCGTGCTCAACTCCCTCTCATTATAAGCCTGCTCCACTTCCCCAACCTTGAAGAACATGATCTGAAACATCTTATCGACTTCAAGATAGGGAGTCGGAACCGGTTGCCAAGCGAGGAAGATCAGTTTGCCACAGTAACCGGGATCAACAAGTTGGCTGTAAGAAGCTGCCCATCCCGCGATCGTGCTTCTCGATCTCATACAGACTAAACCAACAATCTTATTCGACAGTTTAATGGTTTCCTTAGACACTAGTTTATGAACGCCCCGAAATTGACTTTCACTCTCAGTTGTCAGGTCATAGCTTACCGGACCCAACCTTTCCTTTTCGAAGGGTTCAATCATGATATCACCAGATGCTATTAGGTCCAAAATCTGTTTGTCACTCAACAACTTCGACTTCACTCCAGCCTAAATACTTGCCCGTTAAAGTCATAAATTCCACTCTGTTCTTGAAGTGGAGCTCATAACTATCCCTTCTTTTAACGATAAAAATCGGTTTCTCCCACGGATCAATCATTGATTCCGGGACTTCTTCCTTATGGAATAATTCCTTCTCTTTACTCGGCACTTCTTCTCCACCTTGTCTCATAGATTAAACCTAAATCACTTTTGTTATGTCTGACTATTTCATAGGCTTCTTCCTTGTGCCCCTCAAGTCGCAGATTATAAGCCATGATGATGTCGGCCAGATTGAGATAGAAATCATTGAATACTCCCCACTCATTCACGGAACTAAAATCTCCTTTCCTGCAGGCCTGTTCCCAAAAGGCTAGATCCTGTTCTGCCACATCAAACTCCGCCTTCCGGAGTCTGCCGTCAAGAGTCTGAGCATGGTCATAGATGGAGAAATTGAAGTCGTGATCCACGACCTCTTGAGCCTTTACCCAATCCTTCTCATACAAGTGGAGGCTTCCATCAACATGGATATACCGTCCTAGATCCACTCCTAACCAACCGGCCATTATCTCTTGGAACCATTGGAATTCTCCCGTATCATAAACGAATCCCCACCAAGCATCTTGGCTCCTCATGTTGACGATCATGTCCAGCATCTTGTCACGAAGAAGGAATTGAAAGGTTAGAGTGCAAGGCAGGTCTTTAGTCTCGTTGTTCCAATCATAGACGGGATTATGAATAACCACTACAGCTTGACGGGTATCTGGATCCTTAGTTAGACGGAAAAGAGCGATTTTCAATTGGTCCATTGTCACAACTGATGGACCCTTGATATCGAATCCATTTCCATCTCGCAGAACAGGTACTTTCCTAATCCTAGGACCGTATGCCCCGTCCATTAACCCGGTGTTCGGGTTGACAAAATCCTTTATAGCCTTTGCATAATGGGCAACTCTTTCCGGGTTAGCCTCTCCCATTAGAATCCAAAGACCTTCTATGTAGGTGAAAATGCTGACATCCTTCCGGTGCGGGTGACCGAACAACCTTCTTCTCGGATCCGTCACTTCTATACAGACCGGACTAAGTTCCTTCGTCTTCAAACCTCTAGGACCCACTTCTTTTCCTTCCAAGAGAATTTCTCTCAGAATGTCGGCGTAGAGGCCCGGCACGTTATTCCCTTTGAATACTCTCATGTCAATTTCTCCGTTATGAACCCTATTGCCCGTTTAAGCATCTGTCCCCGATTAAGATAGTCTGGTTGAAGAACTATCCATGGGAGTTTGGTTTTATCAGCAGCTAAAGAGTATCTCAGGTTGACTTCCGTATATTCCTTCAGGTCCTTGAGGTATTCTCCGGTTCTATTAGACCTCTTCATCGCTACTTCCGGTTTAGACACCCCTGTGATTATCAACCTGACGTTATCCCTTCCGATCTCTTTAAGGATCTCGTCTTCAACTTTAAGAACTTCTTCAGCCAACCATTCCGGATAGTTCCTCTTAACCGGTCCATAAGTGAATTCACCGAGATGGAACCTATCACAGATTATAACAGCATCAGGATCCTTCTCGAACATGACCTTAAAGATTTTGACTGCTCCATAGTATTCTCCTCTGGCCATTGCCGCTTCTTGGAACATTTCCCAACATTTAGGGTAAGAAAAATTGAACACATAGACGGTTCGAGAGAATGATCTCTTCAGAGAGTCAATTAAGGTGCTCTTTCCTGTACCATCTACCCCTTCGATTATGACTAACATTACCATCGCACTTCTCCTTCTTCTGGATAATCCGGATCTGTAAGTTCACAATTCGAACAGAGGAAATATTCGTAACCGTTTTCGTCGAAATGGATCCTGAACGCCTGTTCAATCATTAGAACAGTAGGATCAATTTCGCCTTCTTTCCCACACGTCCGACATTTGACCTTTTCTTTCTTAGGCAATTTCATCTATCCCCTTTTCCTCATATTTTCTAGTAACGGAATTATTTTTTCTCTCTAACCTCTGAGCAATTATCAGAGGAATGCCTGACTGGACCTTTCCAATAATTTTCAGAATTTGATTAGACGGTTTAAGCAACGAACATCGTCTCAACTGATTACGAACA